ACCATATTGATGAATTGCGCCATAAACTAAGTTGGTACCGAATAATAAAGTGTCACCATCTATCTGCCAGTGTAATGTGCTGCGCAGTGTGCCATTTAACGTTAAAATCTTGTCCTTTTGCTTTGGTTTACTCTCTCTATACCATGGTGAAAGCTCTTTCCAAGACATGCCGTCTGGCGATTCTTGCGCATTGAAGCGCGATTCATGGATATCAAGCAGCGCTTCACCAATATGATTAAATAAACTATGCGTATCGTCCAACGCAGATTCTATTTTGATTAGTGCGTTTAGTGCATCTTGTACATTGAATTCAATATTTACGCCAGTCATTTTAGGACCTCCAATCCCACAAGCTGCCTACCCAATCGCAGACACGTTGGGTTTTATTGTCGCTTAAACACTCTAATACCAACTCGCAATTGCTCTAGATAATTAGGATTATCCGGTGCAAATGTTGTAACTCCGAGCCAACCGTCATCACCAACCTCAAATATTGCCAGCATCGGTTTATCTTCACCATCAATCCTGACGCGTGAGATATAACGTCGACGAACTACCGATTTTTGCAGATGATCAAAGTATTCCATTCTCGTCCAAATCTCATCCGGTAGTTTTAACGAATCAGCTAGTAACAATAAAAATTGTTCATGACCGCGCTTAGTCACTTTTAGTTCACCTGTTTTACTGACAGTAAAAAGCTGTTTGCCGATTACTAGTGCTTCACCCGCTACATCTCTAAAAATAGCTGGGTTGGTTAATGTTGCACCAAATTGATTTAAGAAAATAGTGGCATAATCTTCTTCAGTTAAACCTTTTTCTAATAACCTATTTTTACTAACTTCACGTATGGAAGGCCATTCATCAACAGCTTTAACAGATGGCACGCCAAGTTTTAATGTTGGGTCACTATCAAGAGGGTTAGGTACGAATGTATCAAGCCTGGTCTGTCCTGGAATATGTTCAAAACTTGGATCAATCCCTTCAGGCACTCTAACAATTCTGGGGTTATCGCTATTTTCTCCGATAACTCTATCAACCCAATTTATTGTTGGAGCGGCATCAGGACCATCTTTGCCCATCCTTTTTAAATCACCTTTAGTTCGTCCACGAACGCGACATTGGCAACCATACCCGTTTGGCGGAAAGTGGCTATCCCACCATGGGTCATTAAAATTTAATACTAAATGGTTCCAGCTTTGATGTAATTCACGAGGATGTTCAACATAATCACTATGTAAGTATTCCATGTATGGAAACTGGGCATCACGTAGTTGTTGATAGCGCCCTGCTTGATAAGAACTGTTTAAATTTGTTTCGTAGATGACACGGGAACGCCAATTGAAACTGCCGTTATAGCTCCAACCGTGTTTTTCGACTATTTCGGCAAAATCTTGGCGGAACTCATCCAGTGTTGTACCCTGACTGATAGCTTTATCAATAGCTGCACGGAAATCATTTAGTAATGCATTACGATTAGCTCCTGCCACAACAAACGCGTAATCGTGTTCGTTGTTGTAAATGTCTGCATAACTATTGGTTGGTATATTTATTTTACGACGGAAGAATTCAATTTGCTCTTTAAAAGGCAAAGAGCCATATGCCACATTAGCCATTATTGCTATCCTCAATTAATTCGTTTCGTCCTGCTAAATTGGCAGCGGTTAATGCTTGCGCCATGACCTCAGCATAATCATCCAACTGCATATCTGGAATTAACTCAAATAATTTATCACGTAATTCTTCTAACGATTGAACATTATCAACAAGTTCTTTGATTTGATTAATCCATTGGTTGGTAGCTGGTTGTATTTCCGAATTTAAACGATTTGCTTGCAATGCAGGTGCAAAGGCATTTGATTGCTGTTCGGAAAAATCAACGTTTTTTGAAGGTTGTGCATTAATCAGCTCTTCTGGTTGTTTTTTTTCCCATTCACCACCATAGGTATCTTGCACATGAGCCAATGTTGGGCGGTAGCCTGTCGATTCGATAATATTTTTATCACGCTCTGACATTGATTTTAAATCTTCTGGCTCATCAAAAATGCGCGAAACTTGAGGAACAGCAGCACCGGGAAAATTCATTTGTGTAAACCATGTTCCTGGTCCGCGGTTCCATGATTCACACATAACATCAGAATCTGATTTTGCTATTGATGCAAGCACAGCTGCCTGTAATGATTCATCTCCGCCGATTGAACTAGATGCACCACCTGAAGAAGTGATTTGCCCCACGGTAACACGACGGATTGCCTCGTTCATTGAGTCATAGAATGCCTTATAATCGCCTGCGCCTGAGCGTGCAATTTGTAGCAACTCAAGATTCATGCCTTCTGGCATGATGATACCTGAATCGGTCTGAATTGCACGAGTGAGTGACAGTAAGTTCCTTTTTTGTTCTGTGGTTGCACCTGTGCCGTATTTACCAACCGCTGTGGGCATACCAAATTTTTCCAAAAAAATTAACCAAAACTTAATGTCGTTGCGTTTAAAAAAACTCGGCCAGTAGAGCCAATGGGCCAATCCCAAACCATAGGGTTCGTCATCGTGATCTGCACCCGTTGCATAATGCCAAAAATATGGTGCTTGACATGCTATCCCTTCGTGCATGTTATTTTGAGTTAATAAACGTAGTTCACCTGCTGGAGAAAAACGGAACCTACGACGATCTCGAACTTTAATATCATCAATCCAATACATATTGTTTTTGATACCATAAATCAGCTCCGCAACAGCATAACCATAAAACACTCCGAAATGCATTAATTTAGTCACTCGGTCAAAACCTACAGATTTGAGCAATTCACTCATAGCCTCCGCAGCTTCAGCATCAATTGGTTTATCTCCACCAGGTTCAACTTTCCACTCGCGAGATATAACAGCATCTTGGCGTTGTGTGAATGCCGATTTAACTTCATCATCGTTCAATACTTCTTTATAAATATCTAAACGACCTCCGCCTCTCTTTCGTAAAACGCTGTCATCAGCTTCAGCAAGTGGACCAAGATACGGCCGAGTAATGTCATTGCCTTCACCAGTTCCGGCTAATTCTCTTCCTGTTTCAACATGTGGCTTTTTGCTTTTAAACCAATTCAACATCAAATAAATCCTCCAAAATCATTCCCACCACGAACGGTACCAAATCCTGTATCGGTTGTTTCCAGTTCTGTGCTACCTGAATATTCATTCAATGGACGATAAGAACTACGAGTCCCAAGTGATTGGTATTCAATTTCATATACATTTTGACTAGCAGCATTAATTGCAAGAAATGCAGCCCACGTTCTATCAGCATGGCCGTTACTATCTGAATCAGCAACAAAACGAGGTTGCCCAGTTGCTCCAGTAATTTTTTTTAACTTATGCAGATCAGCACGAAGTGAGTTATTACCAGCTGGTATTCGAAGTTTTCTATCTTGAAGCGCCTGTTTACCTTGTGTAGCCAATGTCAGTTTATTGGGAGCTGTAAACAACACACCTTCAACAACCATTTCACCATAGCGCCGCTTAGCATCCTCAACAGGTTTTTCACCCATACCTGTCTGGTCCATACAAATACGAATAACACGATAACGCCTAAAAACATCATCAAGCAGTGAATCTTGCTCAGCAAAAGAGATTCGCTTTCTCTCAATAATTTCACGAGTCCAGAGAACATCTCCCACTTGTTCAATGACCCAAATAACAAATAGGTCATTACGTGTAGCAATATCAACGCCAACAAAACACGGATTACCTGTATAGTGTTCAGGGATTCCTGCTTTTTCATCTTCGACACTGGTTATTAAATCAAAATCAAGCCAACTGCTGGCTTCATCAAGCCACTTGAGTTCAAACTCTTGCGCCCATAAATCTTCATCCCCCGCACCCAAACGTAACTCATCAATATCTCGTGGCAAACCATCAGCGACACATTGATAAATATCTGAGCTATGACGTGACCAGCCATCGTTCTTTCCAGTCATTAGTTCATAGAACTTATTCCCTTTACCATTGGGTGTACTAATAACACGAAGTTTTAATCCAGGTTTTGAAATAACAGGAAACAGTGCTTTCCAAATGGCTCTGCTATCTTGATGAAAGGCAAATTCATCAAGCAGAACATTAGCACTAAAACCACGCGCTGTATCAGGATTGGCTGGCAAAGCAGTAATTTTGCTACCTCCCGGCAGCTCAACTTCTAAGGCACGAATATTTGCATCCCAATCATAATCCAGTTCTTTAAAACCTGCGGACATTGCACGCAGATGAACTTTAACCCCCTCATTCATGGCTTCGCGTGCTTGACGTTCACCACGTGATAAAATAACCCAACGCGCACGTTTCCCTTTAGCTTCAGCACGTAAACAATCGAGTACAATTTGTAATGTGCTAGTAAACGTTTTACCACATTGGCGAGAGAACATTGCAATAGCAAAACGGCTGGTATCATTAACCCATCGCTTTTGGTAATCATATAATTTAAGAGCAGGTTCGGTTTGTGTTGTCATAAGTCATACGCCGCTTTAATTACTTTAGCTAACATCTCAGCTGGTACTTCGCCTGTTTTTTCTAGCTCATCCAGTTTTTCTTTTTGCTCACGCAATAACTTTTCACGTGCTGCTTTCTCTATTTCCTGCCTCTCTTTAAAGCTTAATTGCCTTGCTTGCATGGCTTCTTTAGCGGCTTTCGCTAAAAAACTAATTTCTTTAATCGTGATATCTTCTGATTCATGCGCTTTAAATGCTGCACGCGTTGCCAGCGTTGTAACAGCCTGAGCAAGTAGTGCCCCTGATTTATCATCAACACTATCACCAAGTTCATCAACCAAAATACGTGATGCCGTTTCAATTTCACGTAAGCTATTGGTCATTTCATTAAATCCCTTCTGATATCGATGCAAACTGCTTCTGCTAGGAGTTTCATTGCTTGGGAATTTTTGTTGCAGTTCTGCAATCATCTCATCAAGAGTAAGTTGATCCGCTCGTAATAGTTTTTCAATGTATGAACGAACTTCGGGTTCTAATTTGTGGATCGTTGATTTACGTCCCATAATTACGCTCCTGCGCTTGGACGTTTTACACCAGGCACAACAACTTTACCGGTAGCCACATCAGCACCAAAATCGGTTAAACGTGCAACAATAACACTACCGATTGTTTCGGTTTTAATTAAGTCTTGTTGTCCCAGCCAACTTAAATGTGTTTTAACCTGATCACGACTAATAGCGTGGCCATAGTGATCTAACGCACTATAGATAATGCTAGAATTACTGCTATAACTTGGCATTTCATATAAGATACGCAAAATAACCAAACGTTGATCTTCTTTTAAAAATTCAGCGTAGCTCATAATTCCTCACTTGTTCTTTAATAAAAATTGGTTAATATTATTAAGCTGATGCGACAAACCAGATAATCGATCTGACAGCTGGGTCAACGTGGCTTCATTGCTGCTTAATTTTTCAATTAATTTTGTTACGTGTTGCTGGGTCGGTAGTGATTTAACCGTTTCCTCAAGCTGAGTTATTCTGATGCGTAAATCCAATAATTCTTTTTGGCTAGCCGATTGACGACCAATTAGCCACGAGTAAACACCAACTACCGCCATTACAGCCCATTGCAGGAATTGCCAATTAAAGGTAAGTTCATTAAAATTCATCGTTTATTCCTTTTTTCTTCTATCGAAGCACATTCAATACATAAATCAGTCACTAATGCTTTTCGACGTTCTTCAGCTATCGGCTCTTCACAGATTCGACAATACAAACTTGATACTCCCGTTTTTGTTTGATGTTTCGCCAGTGCACGGTCTAGTGCTTCCATTTCAGCTGTTGTTGCTAAATCAGCGTTATCCACTATTTACCTCATTAATATATTTTAGTAATTCAATAAAACGACCAGAGCATTGTCCATATTGGTCGTATAATTCTTTTAGTACTTCAGCTAAACCATCAGCGGTATTATTTCGTCGTTTTACGGGTAATTCGCATGGTACCGTCAGTTGTGCTGGTAAAACCATGGGTTGTTGCTTCAGCTGCACGGGTGCGTGCTGAGTCGATAAATTGCAAGACACGATCATCAAACACACAATTACTGCGGTTAGTAGCAGTGGAATTAAGTGCATCACGTAGCGCATTTGTTGATTGTTCATCATATAATTTCCTTTCTGCCATTTGTTGTGATAATGCTGAGCTGGCATCAACAGCATTTTTAGTTAGCTGTTTAGTACTATCAATCAATTGATTTAATACGTTAATTGTTTGTGTGGCTTGTGTTATTGCCTGTTTCTGTTTTCCATTATTAACACCAAAACTATAGGCTGTTATGACGGATGAAATTACTAATGCAATTACTAAAAAATAGTTTTTATTGACCACAAAAAAGTTTTTGATTAATTTGTATATATTTTTAATCATCACAAACTCCTAAACCCCAATTTTCAGCTATGTAAACAGGTTGCCAATGGTAGATAATGCGAATCGGATAATCACGGTTTTCTTTAAAATTAATGCTTTTACGACCGCCATTAATATTTTCAACTACCCCCCAGTAATGTGTTGCATCTTGGTATTCTCGTTTTGCTCGTTGACGATCACGATTTACCCAGCCAAGCCCACCGTTATATGCTGAGAGCGTGAATCCCCATCTATCACAATCACTAGCAGTTTCATTTACGCGTTGATATAACCAATAATCATATTGAACTAAGGCACGCAGTGCCCAAGATGGGTTGTATGGTTCATTACTACCCAATGATTTAGGGTAAGCCCCTGCAATCCAATCAGCCGTAGTTGGCATAAATTGAGCAAGCCCCTGTGCGCCAGCATGGGATTTAGCGTTAACTTTCCAGCGCGACTCTTGATGAATC